GCCTCTATCCTCGCGGGTCTCCGCGAGATCACCGACCCGGCCGACCTGGTCGGGATTTACTATCCAGAGCATGAGGAGGTACGGCAGGTTCCCGAGCGGTGGAACATGTCGAAGGGCCGCAAACTCGTCAAGCACAGCGCGGATCATGCGGCGATCATCGAGGACGCCAAAATCTATGGCAGGCCGAGGGTCAAAATCGAGGAGGAGGCTAACAGTGGCAGTTAGTGCGATGGAGACACAGGCGAAGATTTTGAAGGTGGAGAACAACGCCAGGGGCCGGGTCAGCATCGAGGCTGATATCCCGGCCCTGGGCCAGTACCCGACGCGATTCATTCGATGGACTGGGACGGGCAACGCCCCGGCCATCGGGGCCGAGGTGCTGGCGACGATGGAGCCGACGACCCGGCAGGCCAGGTTCCTCAAGGATGGGACGTTCACGGGCGAGGCAATCGACGGCGAGGAGATGCCCTGGCAGTGCAATTGGCAGATGACGGGGGCGAAGGCGTTAGAGGGTGGGAATGGGGCTGGGGGGGAGAATACCACCGGAGCGGCCCGAACGCCGCGCTCCGGCGATCCTGGGGGCCGGAACGGGGCCGTGTGGATGGACGCCAATCTCCGGTATAGGGTCGACACTCAGATGATCAACGACCGAGAGGCTGTCCGACAGGCTGTCGCGTTCGGAGCGACGGAGGGTGGCAACATCCTCAAGGACGTCGAGGAGGTATTGGTCCAGGCCGGGGTGATCGCGGAATGGTGGAACGCTCGGTTTCTTGCGCGGTTGGCCGGGGACTCGCCCCTGGTCGCCCATGCCGAGAGTCTCGGCGCGGTGCTGACCGACGTGAGGGACGCACCGGAGGCTCCAACCGTCAAGAACGAGGCCGAGTTGCGGACATGGGTGGAGGCGCAGGGCTGGAGTCGGGAGGCGGTGGTAGGGGTTATCGAATCGGCTGGCTACGACTCGGCGAGTGAATATCTAGCGGTCGGAGGACATACGGCGCAGGGGCTGGCGTCGATCCTGGCCGAGCGTTTGGCTTGATCCCGGCCCCGCTCCACTGCTCGGAGAGTTATTGCGACCTGCACGACTACCAGATCAACACGGTTGGGATATGTCTGCGGCAGGACGCACTCCGGCGTTCGGAAGAGCTTTCACGGCCCCGGTCGGCCTCTCACGATGAGGGGCTGGCCGGGGCGATCCAACGTCTGACGGAGATACTGGAGGAGTGGCCTGAGCGACAGCCCCGCCGCGAGGCCACGCCCAGGGAGCCGGACAGACCGGCACGACGCGAGAGGCGTCAGGGAGGGACGCCGCTATGATGCCCCAGCACCTAACGCTGCCGACACTACAGCGGGAGGGGACGAGCTACGTGGTGGTCTGGGCTGAGGGCGTCACCATCGAGTGCAAGCGGATTTACGAGCACCGCGACCGCCATATTGAGGCGGTCGTGAGTGTGAGGGATACTGCCGAATTAAACGGCCCGCATTTGCTGGGGCCGATTCGGACACACATAACCAAAACATGGCGCGGGATCATCTCCGAGTTGGAGGCGATCTCGTCCCGGGACGACTGGCGGCAGCGGCTGACCCAGGTCACGGCGATCGTGACTGAGGCGTACCTGGCCGGGTCTCCAGCGATTGCGCTGGACGACGCGGAGCCACCGGAGCCGAGTCGGGAGGTGATCTCCCGCATCCTATGGCAAGGGACGCCGTGTATCATTTACGGCGCGGGTGGCATCGGCAAGAGCCTCGTCGGGCTGAACCTGATCCAGGGGCTACATTCCGGCTTCGCCGTGGCCGGTCTGGAGACGGTGCAGCAGAACGCCCTTTGGCTAGATTGGGAGACGACGCGGAACCTGGCCTACTGGCGCAACTCGGAGATACTGCGGGGACGCGGGATCGAACCGGGCCGCTGGCCTGATCCTGAGAGGCCGGACAGCCCACGGGGCCGGATGGTGTTCTACCGGGAAATGGTCGGGAGCCTATCGGACAACGTCGAGACAGTCGCAGACGAGATCGAGGAATACAACATCGGGACGATACTGGTGGACTCGGCCATCCCGGCTTGCGGAGGGGAGGCAGAGGCTACCAAACCCACCCAGGATTTCTTCACGGCTCTGCGGGCGATCAAGCCCGCCGACCGTGACCTCTCGACCCTGATCATCGCCCACGTGACCAAGGAGTCGACGGGCAGCAGGGCGAACCCAACGCCCTTCGGCTCCACCGTGTGGAAGGACAGGGCCAGAGACACATTCGAACTCAAGGCGTCCCAACTGCGGAACGCCGCATACTCCGACTTTGCGCTCCATCACCGGAAATCCAACATGGGGCCGCTGCACGACCCGTTAGGGTTCCGGCTGACCTGGGCCGAGGGCTGCACTATCGAGTCCCTGGACATCCGTGAGAACGCGGAGCTTGTGGCGGGTCTGCCGATATCGGAGCGGGCGAGGATCGCAATTGGGGAGACCGGGCCGATGACGACTGAGGAGATTGCGGAGATGCTGGACTCGCCCCGGTCGACGGTCGCGTCCAGCCTATCGAGAGACCACCGGTTCGCCAGCCAGAATGGACGCTGGGAGCCGTCGGATACAGACTGGTGAAGGAGGTATTGAGACGGGCTGCAAAAGCTTTCGGAGCGAGGATTATCACAGAGAGGAGCAAGACATTGGCTACAACGACAACGGATACATCGAGGGCGGGGTGGGAGAGTCGACGATGGTGCCGCGAGGCAACCGTGCAGCACGTATGCCGGGAGGGGTGTTACTGGATAGACGACCCGGTCAACGAGGTGATGACGTCGCGGACTGTGCTGGTCACGCCGGAGATCGCGCTGGAGTGGCTCAAACGCAACGACCATAACAGGACATTTACGCGAGGGACTGCCCGTGCGCTCGCGGCTGAGATGCAGCGGGGCTATTGGAAGGAGAACGGGGAGTCGATTGTGTTTGACGCGAACGGCGTCCTGATCGACGGCCAGCACCGGCTCCAGGCCGTGCTAAACAGCGGCCACGAATACCTCGTCCCGGTTATCACGGGGGTGCAGGCGGCAGCGAGGCCGACGGTAGACACCGGCGTCAAGCGGACGGCGGCGAACAACCTGCAAATGGCCGATCAGCAGAACTCCGCTGTGCTGGCTGCGACGATAATGCTGTGGCGTGGGTATCAGGCCAAGAACGCCCGGCAGATGACCCACCCGGCCTCGGTCGCACCGGAGGATCGCGTCAGCATTCCTCGGGTTCTGGAGTATCTCGAGGAGTGGCCGGGGCTGAAGGAGGCGGCGCGGCAATCTCTGGCCCTGCGCCCGTCAGGCCAGGGGCGGTCGCTCGTCCCATCGTCCGAGGCCGCGATGATATGGTTCGCCATCGTCCAATCGGGGGCATCGCGGGATCGGGCGAATCAGTTCCTGGGATCCGTCCTGTCAGGATTTAATTTGCCCGAGGACAGCCCCATCATCGGCCTCCGGCGTCGCCTGATCGACCAGCTAGGTTCAGGGCTACGGATGGACAAGCGGCGGCGCATAGCCCTCGTGCTGAAAACCTGGCAGCTATGGTCGACCGGCAAATCTCGGAAGGTGATCAGGTGGGAGCCGACCGAGCCGTTCCCGTTCCTGTAACAGCGGTGATTCGCGACGGTTAGGGTAAAGGGTGCCGGGGCGGTCTTAACACGCCGCTCCGGCGATCCTGGGACGGTCTACGGGGGGCTATGAGGGACGGTGCCATGATCCAACGGCAGGCGAGTTTCGATTTTGTCGAATGGGGGCGGCTGGAGAAGGCGTTCTGGCAGTTCAACCTCGCCCATCCCGAGGTCTACAGAACGCTGGTCTCATTCGCCCGACAATGGCGGGAGAGGCGTGGGTCGGATGCGGTCTGCGGGATTGGTGCGCTGTACGAGCGGGCGCGGTGGGAAATGTGGATTCGGAGTTTGAGCGATAAGCCGCCGCCGAAGCTGAGTAACAATCACCGGGCATTTTACGCGAGGCTGATCATGGAGCGGAACCCAGACCTCGCCGGTATATTCCGCCTGAAGCGGCAACGAGTCCAGGCGACGTTCGGCCCAGATAATCAGACCCTCGATCCCGACGAGTACATGGAATGATGGCGATAGATTCGATGGATCATAGCCCCGTCTGGACTCTCACTCCGAGGGTCTGGGCGGGGCTTTTTTGCGTTTGCGGAGGAGGGCGCAACGACGCCCGCAACGACACGCAACAGATACGACCCATTGCGGCGCAACGGCCCGCAATTGCGGCGCAACAGATACAACCCCTCGCGCGCGCGTAAGAGCTAAGACAAGAGACTAAGACTTAGCCCCGAGTCCCTAAAGACGAGGGGCTAAGAGACTAAGACAAAGAGACTTTTGACTAGACAGACACCCGTTCGTCCTTTTGGGTCTCACGGGTGTCAAGATCAGAACAGGAGGCGACATGGACTCACTGACGATCGAGATTATGCCAGACAATCGACTGTCCAAGAACGGCCTGAGAAAGAACAACTGGCGGGTGTCCCGGGCTTTGATGAAACAGGCCCGCGAGGATGCTTATATGCTGGGCTTCGCAGAGATGGAGGACGACTGGGAGACACCGGAGCAGGCGACGGTCGAGGTCGTCCAGTACTATGCTCGTCGGCCCCTGGACTTCGATGGCCTCGCCTGCATCGTCGCTCCGACCATCGACGGCCTGGTAGACTGCGGGGTGCTGGAGGACGACGACCCAGGCCATATCGTCGGGTATACGCTGGGCCATGTGAAGGTGGCGACCCTGGCCGAGAACCGCGTGGCGATCACGGTCACGCCCGTTGTCAGCGAATAGGAGGCGCAATCGTGAGGGAAACTACTCCGAAGACGTTCCGGTGCGTGCGGTGCGGGGCCGAGGAGGAAGCGTTGCCCACGGGCATCACCGACGTTATGGGCGGGACTTTTTTCACCTACCATACGCCGAAGGGGTGGTGGTGCATTACCACTGAGACCGGGATGGTGACGTTCTGCGCTGGCGAGGACGTGGGCATAGTGACCGACGAGATCATAGACGTCATGGGTAACGTGGAGGTGCAGCCGTGCAGATTAGAGACCATGTGAAGGAGCGTTGGACGTGGCGGTGTCGGTACTGCGGGAACCCGCCAGCTAATAACAAACAGGGCCAATGGGGTCGGGCCTGTTCGGGGTGCAAGGGATCGCTGACGCGGATGCTCCGCTCAGGGACGGCAACGAAGGAGCGGCTCATGGGGATGGTGTACAACCACCTTAGCGGAAAGTGGGTAGACGATGCAGATTAGAGACCGGATCAAGGAGCTTCGCCGCGTCCCGGCATCGGAGCTTCTGCCGAACCCGAAGAACTGGCGGACGCATCCTGTAGCGCAGCAGGATGCCCTGAGAGGCGTGCTGGCCGAGGTCGGGTATGCCGACGCCCTGATCGCCAGGGAGACGCCGGAGGGGCTGATGTTGGTCGATGGGCATCTGCGGGCCGAGACGACACCGGACTCCGAGGTTCCGGTGCTGGTGCTGGACATCGATGAGGCGGAAGCCGACCTGATGTTAGCGACCCTTGATCCATTGGCTGCGATGGCGGGCCGGGACGAGGAGCGGCTGACGGAGTTGCTGTCGACGGTATCCTCGGACAACGACACGGTGAACGCTCTCCTCCAGACCCTGGCTAATGGATACGAGCCTCTGACGATATTGCCGCCATCTGACGCGCCAATAGACTCGGACGGCGGTCTGGGGTCGCTCAGTGCCAGGTTCCTGATTCCACCCTTCAGCGTATTAGATGCCCGTCAAGGATACTGGCAAGAGCGGAAACGGTCGTGGCTAGCGTTGGGGATTGAGAGCGAGTTGGGTCGCGGTTCAAGCCCTGGCACGAGTGCCAGGGCTGACGACCCAAGTTATCGCGAAATAGGGAACCGCAAGCCTAACGCCACGCCTGGAGGGTCGCCGATGCCGCTTGACCGAGCCAGTGGACTCTCTGGTACGAGTATCTTCGACCCTGTTCTCTGTGAGATTACTTGTAGTTGGTTCTGCCCACCTGCCGGGTCAATCCTCGACCCGTTCGCGGGCGGCTCCGTTCGAGGAGTCGTCGCGGCGTATCTTGGCAGAGGTTACACCGGGATTGACTTGAGGCCGGAGCAAGTAACAGCCAATGAGGAACAGGCCCAGGCCATCGTCCCGAACAATATGCCCGTCTGGATTGTCGGCGACAGCCGGACAGCCATCCCGGCAGTCGAGTATGATTTTGTATTCTCATGCCCGCCATACTATGACCTTGAGCAGTATTCAGACGATGACGCCGACTTGAGCAACGCCGCCGAGTATGATTCGTTCATCCTCGCGTATCGGCAGATCATTCAGACAAGCGTTGACCGCCTTCGACCGGATAGCTTCGCCTGTTTCGTGGTCGGTGACATTCGCGACAGCCACGGCATATATCGTAATTTTGTGGGCGACACCGTCGACGCCTTCCAGGATGCCGGAGCGGGTCTATATAACGAAGCGATACTGGTCACAGCGGTCGGGAGCCTACCGATTCGGGTTGGCCGAGGATTTGAGTCAGGGCGCAAGTTGGGCAAGACGCATCAGAACGTCCTGATATTTTATAAAGGGGAGCCTGGCCGCATACGAGAGCGGCTAGGTGAGGTCGATATATCAGCAGCCCTGGCACCGTTTGACGAGGAGGAGGTCTGATGGCGAAGCGCAAGCAGCCGGGACTCTACCCGACGCCGCAGAAGCGGGCCGAGTGGGAGCTTCGCCGGTATCAGATGCTGGAGCTTTACAAAGGGGGCGCGACCGAGAAGCAGATCGGCGAGACCCTGGGCGTCGACAAGTCGCAGGTTCACCGGTCGATCAAGCGCGTCCTCAACGACCTCGCGGAGAAGTACAGCGGCATAGCCGACCAGATGCGCGGCCTACAGATGGAGCGGTACACGACCCTCCTGTCGCGGTGGTGGCCCCAGGCTCTCGCCGGTGACGAGGCCGCGACGAACATGGTGCTGAAGATCATGCACCGGATCAGCGAGATCAACGGCGTGATACCGAAGGAACCGCTCATCACCATCGACCAACGGGCGATCCACCTGACCCAGGGCGAGGTCACATTCTCAATCGAGGCAGCAAGTGGCAACTACCTCAACGGCAACGGCCCCGACGGTACAGTACCGGAGACCCAGCCTCTACCCGAAGCAACAGGCGGCGATCTTCTCGGCTGACCGCTACGGGATCATCGAGGGCAGTACGAAGTGCGGCAAGACGGTCGCCTGTATCGCGTGGATTCTGGAGCAGGCGATGGGCGGGCTGCGGGGTCAGGCGTTCTGGTGGATATCCCCGGTCTATCCGCAGGCCAAGGTCGCCTATCGGCGGCTCAAACGCGGCCTGCCGGAGACCCTGTACACGGCCAACGAATCCGAGCTTACGATCACCCTGGTGAACGGGGCGATCATCTCGTTCCGGTCTGCGGAGAAGCCCGACAACCTCTACGGCGAGGACGTCTATGCCGCCGTGCTGGACGAGGCGACGCGGATGCGGGAGGAGGCATGGCACGCGATCCGGTCGACCCTGACGGCGACCCGTGGCCCGGTGCGGATCATCGGCAACGTCAAGGGCAGGAGGAACTGGGCGTATGCCCTGGCGCGTCGGGCCGAGGGAGGGGAGCCTGAGTGGACGTATGCCAAGCTCACGGCCTCGGACGCCGTCGAGGCGGGGATCATAGCGTCGGAGGAGATCGCCCAGGCCCAGCGGCAACTACCTGAGAACGTGTTCCGCGAGTTGTACTATGCCGAGCCGTCAGACGACGGCGGGAACCCGTTTGGTCAGGAGGCCATCCGGGCCTGCATCGGGGACGTCTCCGGGGCTCCTCCGGTGGTCTACGGGGTCGACCTCGCCAAGTCTGTCGACTGGACGGTCGTGGTCGGCCTCGACGATACCGGGGCCGTCTGCCGGTTCGATCGGTATCAGTGGCCCTGGGAGGAGACCGTGCGACGGTTGGCCCAGGAGATCGGCACGACGCCCGCCATCGTGGACTCCACCGGGGTCGGCGATCCTATCGTCGAGCGGCTCCAGCGGGAACTGTCGAACGTCGAGGGCTACAACTTCTCCTCGTCGTCGAAGCAGAAGCTCATGGAGGGCTTGGCATTGGCGATTCAGCATGGCGAGGTGCGGTATCCTCAGGGCGTGATCGTCTCCGAGCTTGACGTCTTCGCGTACGAGTACACCAGGACGGGCGTCAGGTACTCCGCACCAGACGGGATGCACGACGACTGCGTGATGGCTCTGGCCCTGGCGGTATATGGTCGTACAGGCGCGCCGGGAGTGGGGGTGTGGTAGATAGCACCTGTACCGCAACCAATGCCCTATATGGACGATCCGTTAACGGATACGTCGGGGCATGACGGAGGAGTGCAAGGAACTACGGTGCCAGGGCTGCGGGAAGCTCCTCGCGGAGAAGGCCGCGTCCGGCACGGTGATCGTATGCAGCCGGTGCAAGGTTCGCAACGAGGCAGATTGATGAGACCATATTACGAGGACGATGCCGTCACCATCTACCACGGGGATTGCCGGGAAATATTACCGACGCTGGGGCCGGTGGACTTGGTGTTGACCGACCCGCCTTATGGAGTCGGGAAAGCCGAGTGGGACAATGCCTCATGGGATTGGCTTCCAATGGCGGCCAGGGCTTCGCAGGTAATGGGTATTATGCCGGGGATTGCGAACTTGTTGACGCTGCCTTTTGAAGTTGAGGGTCTGTTTTACCGATGGATGCTTTCGGTACGTATCATAAACAACACGACCCGTGGCGTCATGGGCTTCGGCAACTGGATAGCCTGTGCGGTCTACAGTCGAGAAGGCGTCAGCGTATATGACCAGGCACAGGACGCGACGGAGGTATCCATAAATGGACAAATGCCTGACCATCCCTCACCGAAACCGTATGATGCGATGCGGTGGCTCGTGTCCAGGCTCCCTGGAGAAGTAGTCCTCGACCCGTTCATGGGCAGCGGGACGACGCTTCGGGCCGCCAAAGACCTGGGGCGCAAGGCTATCGGCATCGAGATTGAGGAACGCTACTGCGAGATCGCGGCCCAGAGGATGTCGCAATCGGTGCTGGCGTTTGACGCGATATAACCGGGCGTGGTATCGTCCGTAACAGTGGCCCGATCCGGCGCAGTGTCCGAGGCGCAAGCCCGAACGCCGGTGGAGGTCACTATTGGCGTTTTGGGACACTCTGCTCCGCAAGCAGCAGCAGGAACTCTCGACCACCGTCCCGCTCAACCTCGACGTCGGGCAGGCGTCATACCCTGACGTCAACTATCAGAACTTCGCCTCCGAGGGTTACGGCCAGAACGAGATCGTCCACGCCTGCATCCGCGAGCTAGCCACCTCTGCGGCCTCGCCCCGGTATTACGTCCAGGCTCCATCGACTGAAGGCGGTAGCGTCGAGGTCGAGACCGGCCTGCTCTACGATCTGACCACCAAGCCGAACCCATACTCCGACTGGTACTCGTTCATCGAACGGCTGGTCACGTTTCTGATGGTCGCGGGCAATGCCTACGTCATCAAGGAGCGGGGCAGGAACGACCAGGTCTCGGCGATGTATCTGCTACGTCCCGACCGGGTCACCATCGTCGCCGGGGACTATGGCGCGAGTAGCTACATCTATACCGTCGGCGGCATCGAGTACGGGGTGGCTGCACGGGACATGTGCCACCTCGCCCTACCGAATCCCGCCGGGGACATCTACGGCCTCTCGCCTCTCCAGGTCGCGGCCCGCACGGTCAACCTCGACCTGAACATGACGGACTTCGCGAAGGTCTATTTCGCCAACGCGGGCGTCCCGTCCGGTCTGCTCAAGGTCAAGCGTCGCCTGACCTCCCAGGAGGAAGCGTCAACGATCCGGTCGCGGTGGCGGTCTCAGTTCGGCGGGGTCAACAACTTCCACCGGATCGCGATCCTCGACGACGACGCCGAGTATCAGCCGATGAGCAACAGCCCGAAGGACATGTCGCTCGACGGGCTGCACAACCTGACCGAGTCCCGCATCTGTGCGGTCTTTGGCGTCCCGCCGATCCTCGTCGGTGCCAACGTCGGCCTTCAGCGGTCGACCTTCTCCAACTACCGGGAAGCGCGTCTGGCGTTCCATTCCGAGACCCTGGAGCCGATGGTTGCCCGCATCCTCCGGTACTTCAACGCGAACCTGTCCGACGAGTACAGCACCAACGAGACCCTGACGGTGGACTGGGCCGCGATGCGGGGCGTCCTGGATGATCAGGCCGCAACGACAACCCGCCTGACGGGCCTGTTCGCGGGCGGCATCCTTACCCTCAACGAGACGCGGGAGGCTCTGGGGTTCGACGCGGTCTCGGACGGTGCGCTCCGGCGTATCCCATCTTCGATCTTCGAGGTCGCCGAGGGTCAGGCCGCTCCGGTCGCAGTCGATGCCGCTCCGGTCGAGCAGGCCCACCCAGTCCTCGCCCAGATCAAGGCTCCGCGGGTCGCTCCTCGCGGGCAGATGCTCCGGCGTCGGATGATCGAGGAGCGGGAGGAGGAGACCGATGATCTGGCGGCAAAGGTCTTGCGGCATTTCCGCGGCATCAGGAACCGGGTCGACGGCATCCTGGGCCGCCACATGGAGCGGCAGACCGCCCAGACAAAGGACTATCCGTTCGGCGTCACCGACATGCTCCCGCCAATCGAGACCGGGAATATGGAGAAGATTCTGGAGGCCGCGTATCGTCGGGTCTCCAAGCGCACGTTCGGCACGATCAACGACGTGGGCGTCGCCGGGACTCTCGACTGGTCGGACAAGCTCCCGACGGTGCAGCGGGTACTAACCCAGGCTCCGACGCGGGCCGCGATGATCCACCGAACGACCTCCAAGGCCATCGGCAAGGCGGTCGGCATCGGACTGGAGCGGGGTTACTCCATCGAGCAACTGGCGCGGGGCGTACCGGACGACAAATTCCCCGGCATACGCTCGATTCTGGGGGAGACCGAGAACCGGTCAAGGCTGATAGCCCGCACCGAGATAATGAGGAGCCAGAACCAGACCACAGTCGGATTCTATAAAGAGCAGGGCTTCGCGTATGTCCAGGCCGACGACGTAGACGGCGATCCCGACGACAACTATATCGACCCCGGCGACCCCTACGGTCGGACGTGTGCGGAGCGGCACGGTCAGGTCTACACCCTGGAGGACTCCCAGAACATCGACGACCACCCGAACGGGACGCTCAATTGGGTTCCGATGCCGAGGGGCTATAAGCCCGAATCGGAGCCGGGTGGAGTATCCACCGATGTTCCCAGAACGCCCGATCGTTCAGACCCTCAAATTAGTGGGTTCGATCCTTCACAATGGGCTGGCCCGACCGTCAAGACAGGTAAAAATGTCAATCCCGCTGCCGCGGAAGGTGCAAACGCGCATATTCGACAAACGGTAATGAGTATGAAGGGCAACACAGGAGAATATATTGCGAAGCTCTATGAATCGAATGCGACGGCTGTTCCTCAGATATTAAGTAAAAAATCTAGAAGTTTCATAGGTCGCGATCCTGCAACCGGGCAACGTATGCAAGCGGGCGGGGTTTATCATACAGGCAAAGATACCGTGAAGATCGCAGCGGGTAATATTGAACACTCCATTACGCACGAAATGGGGCATCAGATAGCATCGCAAAAGCATCTATCGAAGATACTGGGAAGCAAAGAACGAGCCATTAAATTCAATAAGGAAATAGACGAGGCATTCAAAACCGCAAAAGTTCGACAGAAACGATGGTTGGCAGACCCAGACGCGCCCGGTGGATACCCCGTTGTTTCCGATTACGGCATGAAAGCCGTGGACGAATATATTGCAGAGGGTTTCAAGTATGCAGTACAGAACCCCGAAAGGCTGGCAAGGGTCGATCCTGACTTATCCAAAATAATGCACAGATATGTTGTCGGTAGCAAACGCATATCAGTTGGCGATGTTCCAGGGTTCGACCCAGTGGTATATACACAACGATTGCGAGAAGCTAGCCAAGCTCATGCCCAACGATTGCGAGAAGCTAGGGGGCAGCAATGAAATTTTACGTTCTGCGAATGAGTAAGGGCGGTAGGCCATCGAAGCGGATCGGAACGTTACAGTGGACGTCCGACGAATGGGATTATAAAACCGAAGACAGTGAACTTGCGATTTTGCTAGATGAAGTTAAAACAACGGGAACGGTTTTTGTCGAAAGTTCGTTTGAGGAGGACGGTCAGATTTTTGAGTTTGTCGAGGAGAAAACCGACGCCACGGCATCCAATTTTTTGAGTGGGCTAGAAACATTACTGGAACGGCAATCAGAAAATCAGGCGATATGGATTGATACGAGCGAGAATCTGGAGGCAATATGATCCACAAGACCATGATCGCCAGCGCGAAGGCCGTCGACGAGGCCGAGGGGATCGTCGAGGCGTACACGAATACGATGGGCGTGGTCGATGCGGACGGCGACATCGTGGAGCCGACGGCCTTCAATTCCTCCATCGCGGACAACCTCCCGATTCCGGTGCTGTCGGGTCACGATCAGGGGAAGCTGGTCGGGAAGGTCATATTCGCCCAGCCCCGGCATATCACTGGCGACGAGTACCGGTTGTTCACCCGGATGCAGATGAACATGGAGACCGAGGCGGGCCGGGACGCCTTCAGCAACGTCGCCGGGGATTACGTTCGCGAGTGGTCTATCGGGTTTAACATCCCGAGAGAGTCCGATGTCGAACAGGAGGGTAGCGACGTCTCGACCGTGATCCGGCGCATCGGGAACCTTGACTGGGTCGAGGTCTCGTCGGTGATTCGTGGATCGTCTCCATCGACCGTGACAGTCGCGGCCAAGTCCTCCCTGGTAAAGGACGGCGACATCGTGGACGGGTTCCACCGTTGGGCGGAGGAGGAGAAGGGCGCGATCCCGTCCCACCTGACGGCATGGGTCGAGGACGCCTGGGACGGCGGGCTGATGCGGGGCCGGATCAAGGGCGGGGCGGCGATCCTCCGAGCGGCTCACGCCTGGGTCGATCCAGAGGGCGACCCCGAACTCAAGTCGAGCTACAAATATCTACACCACCATATCGGGCGCAATGGTAAGGGCGGAGCGGCTAACGTCCGGGCTATCACGACCGCCCTGGCGAACCTCAACGCCCGCAGGACGTCGATACCGGAGAACGACCGGCGCGGGGTCTACAACCACCTCGCACGGCATCTCCGAGAGGCGGGCCGCAAGCCCTCCGAGCTACGGTCTGCGGAGCCTCCCGACCACTCCAAGCCCTTCCCGAACTTCCACGCCTGCCGGATACGGGAGCCGGACGAGTTCGACCGGTTCCGCACCGCAGACGAGACCATCGACGACAAGCCGGTCGTGGTGCTGTATGGCCGAGAGGTAGAGACCGAGGACTGGGATATCGCGTCCTATCATCTACCGGTCGACGATTGGACGGAGGCCGAAGCCCGTGCGTTCTGCGAGGAACACGACGGGATTAAATTTGAGCCAGCAACAGGCGAGGACGACGACGCACCGGCAGACGACGACGCAACGGACGAAGCCGCCTCCAGCACGGCCCCAGAGGCCGCCCTGGACACGGCAGAGCGGACGTTACGCCTCCAGCGGATCAAGCTCGCCCTGCATGGAATACACAACACACAGGAGCAATGAATTGAACACGCATAACATGAGGAAAGAGGCCAACGCCCTCCTCGGTCAGGCTGAGGCATCACTGAAAGACGGTGAAGTCGAGCAGTTTGAGAGGATGATCGCGGACGCTACGACCAAGATGGCAGAGGCCGACAAGATAGATCAGGCAGCGTCCCAGTTGAAGGTTTTGCAGGGCGAGTTCAGCCGCCCGACCAATAGCGTACCGATAGCGGACAAGGACGTCGCGGCATACGACGCGAACGATACGGGCGCGATCAACAAGGCGTCCTACAAGCCCTCCGCATGGGTCAAGGGACTCCCGGCGATGGCGCAGCCGCTATGGGTGCAGGAGCAGATGGGCCACACCCAGAAGGAGGAGGCCCGGTTCCAGACCGACACCTTCGTGAAGTGGCTCCGCAGCCCGTCCGACGACGTGTTCTGGAAGACCGCATCGGCAGACGAAGTGAAAGCCATGCAGGAGGAGACGGATGCCGAAGGTGGCTTCTTTGTTCCAGAGCAGTTCATCAGCCAGACGATTCACGATCCAGGGGTTCCGGGTTCGCAGCTTCGGCCGCTCTGCACCGTGATCCGCGTCTCGTCTAAAGACGGCTACGTGCCGACGATGGGATCGGCATCCTGGGCAGCGATCGCCGAGGAAGCCGCGTTCAGTGACCAGACGCCCACGGTCGGTCAGGTATCGTTCTCGCTGGAGAAATCCGGCGGTCTGATCAAGACGACTCGTGAGTTGCTGGAGGACTCCGCGGTGAATCTCCCGGCGTTGCTGACGCAGATATTCCAAGAGGCTGCGGGCAGGTTTGAGGATACCGGGATTATCAGCGGAAACGACAGCACTCAGTATGCGGGGATCATGTCCGATGCCAGCGTGGCGTTCTACACGATGGCAAACGCGACGAGCGTAGTCGGGGCTGACTTGATCGGGACGTACTACGCCCTCGAAGCGCAGCACCGGGCGAACGCGACGTGGGTCATGAAGTCCACGATAGCTGCGCTCATCAACTCGATTGCTATCACCGCCGCTGGCGTTCACAGCATCCCAAGCCTGACCGCTGCACCAGCGGACTTCATCTTGGGCAAGAAGAACCAGTTGGTTGATGCGACGAGTGGCCTGGGCGG